TGGCGGATTTCAGTTTACACATTGGTTCCCTTTTTCAAATACGAAAGTACATAAGCTACAATTTACTAGTATTATTAACAGTACTGGTATTGATCAAGACATAAAAGAAGATTACCTTAATTTTGTTCTCACTGCTAAGAAACGCACACGTAAGATAGAATCAGATATGGATGTGATGGCACAAATGGAAGCAGCCGTTGATCGTAGAGTAGAGGATGAGTTTAATGAAGGTAACCTTATTAAGGATAAGAAGAAGATAATTCATTAGTGTACCTCTTCCCTCGAAAGTACTCTATTATTATATCATATAAATTACGATTTGTAAACCTTTTTTTTAATTATTTTTAAATTAATTTAATGGTTTACTTTTAGTTAAAACTATGGTATAATATACATTACTATGCTAAATTATGGAGATTAATAATGGCAACAAAAAAGAACAAAGCTCATTATATTAACAATAAAGAGTTTTCTTTAGCTGTAGTAGATTACGTTAAATCTGCCACACTAGCTAAAGAGAAAAATAAAACAATACCTGTCGTAACAGATTATATTGCTAGATGCTTTATAAAGATTGCGGAAGGATTATCCCACAGACCAAACTTTGTAAGATATACCTATAGAGAAGAAATGGTTATGGATGCAGTAGAAAACTGTTTAAGAGCTATAAACAATTATAATATTGACACAGCTACAAGAACAGGAAATCCAAATGCATTCTCTTACTTTACTCAGATTTGCTTCTACGCTTTTATTCGTAGGATTACTAAAGAGAAAAAACAACAAGAGATTAAATTTAAATTCATCGAAAAGATGGGTATAGAGGATTTTGTTGAAATGGGTATGGATGGAAATGTAGCTCAGGAAACAATGAACTACGTAGATACTTTAAGGCAAAGAATTAGCCAGATCGCAACTAAAGATAAGGCAGTAAAAGAATTTGCTCAAAAGGAAAAGAAAGAAAAGAAATTAGAACTGTTTATGGGGTAATTATGAAGAAGATGTCAACCAAACAAAAAACTGCTCACAATAGAGTGACCGCCAAAAGGCGTAAGTCATTTATGAAAAGACGAGCACATGTTGCTATACTAAAAGCAGCTTATAAAAAATCATCTGAGATATCTAGACAATTAGAAAAGATTAGATATAGACAAGTCAAAGCGGCCAAGGCAGCACAATGAAGGTAGCAATATTAAATGACACCCACTGCGGTGTTAGGAATTCAAGCGATATATTTTTAAACTATCAAGGTGCTTTTTATAGGGATGTATTTTTTCCATATTTAAAAGAACATGGTATTAAAAACATATTACACTTAGGTGATTACTATGAGCATAGAAAGTTTGTTAACTTTAAAGCTTTAAACCAAAATAGAAAAGACTTCTTAGAACCTATGCGTGATGCTGGTATTACTATGGATATTATTCCTGGCAATCATGATGTATACTTTAAGAATACCAATGAGCTATGCTCCCTTAAAGAGCTTCTAGGCTACTTTACATCTAATGTTAACATTATCATGAAGCCAACCGTATTAGATTACGATGGTTTGGGCGTAGCAGTTATACCATGGATCAACAATGCTAACTATGAAGAATACACAAAATGGGCTATGAATTGCAAAGCTCCTATCCTTGGTGCGCATCTAGAATTAAAAGGTTTTGAAATGATGGCAGGTATGCCTAATCCACATGGCATGAATGCAGATATATTTGGTAATTATGAATCAGTATTATCTGGACACTTCCATACAAAATCATCACAGAACAATGTACATTATCTAGGTTCGCAAATGGAATTCACCTGGGCAGATGTTGACGATCCTAAATATTTTCATATATTAGATACTGAGACACGCGAGATCACGCCCGTGCGTAACCCTATTACTATGTTTAAAAAGATTGTATACGATGATAGCAAAACAGATTATAACGCTGTAGATGTTAGCGAATACGAAAAGAAATTTATTAAACTAATTGTTCTTAAGAAAGACGATTTATACATGTTTGATAAGTTCATAGATAAACTACAGAGTATAGAAACTTATGAGCTAAAGATAGCAGAATCATTTGAAGAGTATATGGGAGAAAGCGTCGAAGACGAGAAAATATCCCTCGAAGATACAACACAACTTCTAGATTCCTATGTCGATGCAGTAGAAACCGATCTGGATAAAGATCACATTAAGGTAGAGTTAAGAAAACTTTACACTGAGGCGCAGAACCTAGAGGTAGTATGATACAATTTAAATCATGTAAGTGGGAGAATTTTCTTTCCACAGGCAGTGACCCAATAACAATATTATTAGATAAATCCCCAACAACATTAATCGTAGGACAAAACGGAGCAGGTAAATCTACTTTACTTGACGCTTTATCGTTTGCTTTATTTAATAAACCACATAGAGATATAAACAAAAACCAATTAGTGAATAGTATTAATGGTAAGAAAACTTTAGTAGAAGTAGAATTTAAAATAGGAAACCAAGACTTTAAAATTGTAAGAGGTATTAAGCCTGCACGATTTGAAATTTGGCAGAACAATAATATGATTAATCAATCTAGTAATGCTAGAGATTATCAAAAGTTCCTAGAGCAGAACATATTAAAGCTAAATCATAAATCATTCCACCAAGTGGTTGTATTAGGATCTAGTTCTTTTATTCCTTTTATGCAATTACCTGCTTGGTCACGTAGATCTGTTATAGAAGACTTATTGGATATTAATATATTCTCTAAGATGAATACACTGTTAAAAGAACGTAACTCCAAAATAAAAGACGAGTTAGTTGATATTAACCATAGGATAGAATTACTTAAAACAAAGATAACTGGGCAAAATAAGTACATTAAAGATTTACAATCACTTAACCAAGACCAGATAGAAAAGAAAGAAGATTCAATCGAAGTACATAAAAAAGAAATTAAATCTACCTTTGAGGAAAGCAAAGACTTAGGACAAAATCTCGAGACCTTATTAAAAGAGGAGGATAAACGGTATAAAAATACTAATGACGAAATGTCCAATTTAAAGTCCCATGACCTCCAGCATACCAGTAAGATTAAAGAGTTAGTAGGTCAGGCAAGATTTTATGAAGATAATGATCAATGCCCAACCTGTGATCAAGATATAGAACAATCATTAAAAGAAAGTAAAATAGAAGATATTAAAAAATCTGCTGCTAACGTTCAACAAAATAAAACTATATTAAGTAAACAGATAGAAGATGCTAAGGCAGAACTACAGGATATTCAAAACAAAACTAATCAGCTTAGACAGAAACAACAAAAGATTAATTCTAACAATGAGAAGATTACGGTATTACAAAAAGAAATAGATCGGGTACAAAAAGAAATTGGTCAGCTAAGTAGCGCCACGGGAGATGTATCTAAGGCTAAGAAAGAGCTAAACAATAGCAGAAAATCCAAAGAAGATATTACCGAAAAGAAATTACAGTATGTAGAAGAAAGAACATACAATGAAGTCATTGGGGAAATGCTTAAAGACACCGGTATTAAAACTAAGGTCATTAAGCAGTACCTACCGGTTATGAATAGGTTAATTAATCAATACTTACAAATACTAGACTTCTTCGTAGCATTCCACTTAGATGAAAACTTTAATGAAACAATTAGATCAAGACATAGAGATAGTTTTAATTATAGCTCTTTTTCTGAAGGTGAAAAACAAAGAATCGATTTAAGTTTATTATTTACTTGGAGACAGGTTGCTAAGATGAAGAATAGTGCAGCTACCAATTTGTTGGTCCTCGATGAAACATTTGATAGTTCATTAGACCACGATGGAATAGAAAGCTTAACTAAGATTTTATCTACTTTAGAAGATGGAACAAACGTATTCATTATCTCCCATAAAGGTGATATCCTGGAGAACAAGTTCAGATCTAAGATAGAATTCTTTAAACAAAAGAACTTCTCAAAGATAAAATAACGTAACGTCACAGCCACGTCACAAATACGTAACGAATCGTCACAGATGCAAAATAGTTGTTTACATCTACCTTGAACTACGGTATAATACATCTATACTTTAAAAAAATAAGGAGTTTTAATGTTACAATCATCTATATTACCAAAATTACTAGCTAAGGAAGATATTACTATTAGACATGGTAATTATCATACTGCCTGGTTCGATGTAAAAAATAGGGTCCTAGGATTACCTAATTGGAAAGATATGGGCAAAGACGTTTATGATCTATTATGTGGTCATGAAGTTGGTCATGCATTATTTACTCCAGAGTCTGGATGGCATGATAGCCCAGAAAAATTAAAAGGCGCTCCTAGATCTTACTTAAATGTTATCGAAGATGCTAGAATAGAAAGAGAAATTAGAAACACATATCCTGGTTTAATCGCTGCAATGCAACGTGGTTATAACCAATTACTTAAAAGAGATTTCTTTGGTGATATCTATAATTTAGAATGGGACCAAATTAAACTTATTGATAAGATTAACCTTAAAACAAAATTAGGTTCTATGATCGAAGTTCCATTTAATGATGTAGAACAAGGATTTTTAGATAGAGCTTTTACCAACAAAACTTGGGATCAAGTAGTTCAGTTAGCAAAAGACGTCCTAAAGTATACTCAAGAAAACCAAGACGAGCTATTACAGCCACAGGAATTACCGCAAGTTGTTCAAGACGTTATGGATAAAATCGAAGAGATGGAAGATAACCAAGAGCAAGAAGATCAGGGCCCACAAGGCGGTCATGATGATTATCCAGCAGACCAGGAAGAAGCTCCAGAGTCTAATGAAGGTGAAGAAGAAGTTCAGAATGCAAACGCAGAAGAATCTGAAGAAGAATCCCTAGAATCATTAAAAGAAAAATTAGAAGAATTATCTTCTCGACCAGAATATCAACCAGATGAAGATATATCTGTTACAGATGAAACCTATAGATCTAAAGAAGAAGAGTTATTGGATCTCGGCAGAGATGGTAGTGGTTATACTACAATAAACGAACTAAGACCTTTTCATATTGAAAATGCTGTTATTGGATATGACCAATTAACAAAAGAAAGAGAATGGAAAGCTAAGTACTTTGAAGAAGATCTAACTAAGGATGTAGAAAATTTTAAAAAGTATGTTAAAGAAACTAAAAGATCTGTTAACTTTGCAGTTAAAGAATTCGAGCAAAGAAAGGCAGCGTTTAGATATCAAAGAGCAACTACTGCCAAAACCGGTAGATTGGATGTTGGCAAGCTTTGGTCTTACAAAACTTCAGAAGATATATTCTCTCAAGTAACTACCTTAGCAGATGCTAAAAATCACGGTATGATTATGCTTGTAGATTATTCTGGTTCAATGGCTAATTCAATGCCTTATGTTATGGATCAGCTTTTACATATGGTTCACTTCTGTAAAGCTATTAATATCCCATTCGATGTTTATGGATTTACTACACAAAACTCAGCATTCAAATATGACGAAACTACATTTACTAGCCAAATTCAAGATGGCGATTTAGACATGGGTGATCTTTCTATGCCTTTAGTTTGTTCTTCAAGCTTTAATAAAAAACAATTTACAGATGCTATCTATCACATGTACTTAAGAAAGGCAGATGATTACTGGGGATCAAGAGCACCTTTAGCTAAAAGCGAAGAGTATGGCGGCACTCCACTGGATCAAGCGCTAGTGGTATCTCACCACTTGGTTAAAGAGTTTAAGAATAAGCATAGAGTAGAAAAAATGAATTTCGTTACTTTTACAGATGGCGATTCAGGAACTATGCATGCAATCCAAGACGAA